ACCATCTGATCCACTTGTACCTGAAGTACCTGATGAACCATCTGAACCAGATGTTCCGTCTATACCGCTTGTGCCACTGCTACCATCGCTTCCGCTTGTCCCTGAAGTACCAGAACTACCATCCGAACCTGACGTACCATCAATACCCGAAGTTCCAGAACTACCGTCACTACCTGATGTTCCGCTTGTACCACTTGAGCCATCACTTCCTGATGTACCATCCATACCACTCGTTCCTGAACTACCATCGCTGCCTGATGTACCTGATGTTCCTGAAGAACCATCTGAGCCTGATGTACCATCTATACCGCTTGTACCACTACTTCCGTCTGAACCACTTGTACCTGAAGTACCACTTGACCCATCGCTTCCGCTTGTGCCATCCATACCACTCGTTCCAGAACTACCATTACTTCCTGACGTACCTGACGTACCTGACGTACCACTTGTTCCTGATGATGAATAATTTCCTAATGCAATAGCAACATCAGCATAATTTGCATATGCAACTGTACCATCATTTAGATAAGTCATTAAATAAGAACCTGTATCATTTTGAATTGATGTACTATTTGCAAATGTTAAATTATCAGCATAGAATGTTCCTGTTTGATATATTGAACCTGTTGCATTTATAATTCCATTATCTGGTCTTAAAGTTAAAGTATGAGTTGGTTCTAAAGTAATATCTCCGCTAGCATAAAAATTAGCATTAGCAAAAGCATTATAAGCATTTGCATATATATAATTTGCATAAAGATTAGAATATTCATCTTCGTTTCCACCAACCTTTAAATCACCTGTAATATTTATTGAACCTGTTATTGTTTGGTCACCAATAAATGTATTACTACCTGTTGTAGCAAATGAACCTGTATTGATATTCACAGTAATTGGCTGACCATTTACAAGATAATCTCCTGTAATATCTACTGAACCTGTAACCGTTAAACCATATTGAAAATCTATTGAACCACTATTCCAATTATCGTGATTAGGAAAATATACTAATGGTACTGAACCGCCGCCTTCATTTGCTGAAAATATCGCTGGTCTATGTTGTGACATACCATCCACAAAATATTCATTATCAATAGTTAAACCAAAGTTGTTTGAACCTGATTGATAATATATTCCATACATATCGTTATAGACATAATTAGAACCGCTCCCCATATAATTTTCATAAGCATCATAATAAGCATAATATCCATATTCACCGCTAAACGATAAACCTGCAGAACCACTAATGTTTAATTGTTGGTTGCTAATTTGTAATGGACTATTTATACCATCTCCTGATTGAACTGTCTGTAATGTATTGGTAAGCCCTTGCGTACTATCTGTAAGTTTTAATAATCCTTGATAGGAACTACTAATATATTGATTATTTAATTGACCCATATTGTTTAATTTAACTTTTTAATTTGTGACCATTTTTGATATTCCAATTCCCACAGCACAGCCAACTCTTCCCATGTTATACCATTTGCAAATGTTGTTATTGGTAATACACATCTGTTATATAAAAACTTCTGTTGTACTATAATTTGGAAACTCCAGCCTGCTAATACATCATCTCCTTGTTCTAATGACGGTGTTAGCTGCATATCCCAAGCAACATTATAATCTGATAAATATGCTTTAGCATAAAAGTCTTTCGCTATTTCTAATGTATCTGATAAAATTTCTGCTTGATTGGATAGGTCTGTGTTTAATTTATCTAACACAAATACCGTCCAGGTTATATTCATTTCACTTTGAACAAACGTTGATGAGTTTGGTACAAAATATAGTCGTGGATACAATGGACTTTTCTGTGTCACTATATCCATTGTTAAATTGTTTAATTCACCAAAGCCAAAGCTTCTAACCTGCTCGTGAGCATTTGCAAACGTGCGCCAGTTTAATATCATTTCTTTATATGATTGAAACCTTTGATCCTGTGGGAAATTATAATCTGGTGCCATTGGCAAGCCACACTTAGAATAATCAAATGGTGCATCCAATCTTAAAGTTAAATTCCAACCACCAACCACATCATCAAATCTTTCAATAAAACTTTGTACTTGGCTCTGCCAATCTCCCACAACAATCTGTGAAAAGTTACCCGATTCATATGTATATGATTGATAGAATGTTGTGAATATATCTTGAGCTATCTCCAATGTGTCTGATAATACTTCTTCTTGGTTTGATAAGTCATTATTGATTTTATCTATAACCAATACATTAAAGTTATAATGAATATGGTTCTGATTGAACTGAACCGATTCTGGGACAAGAAATACACGAGGATACAAAGGGCTTTTCTGCGTGGTTACATCCATTGTAATTTGGGTCATATCCCCAAAACCAAATGAACGTACCTGTTCGTGATGGTAAGCTATTTCGCTAAAGTAAGTTAGAACCTGCTTATAATTTAATTGTATCATCTAAATATAAATATAAAAAATCACCCGATGTGCAGTCAAATTATATCTGACCCATAGCTTTTTTCTGAATCCTTATTAGTTGTTTTTCTTTTTCCATAATGTAAAGAAGCTGGTTTAAGGCTTCGAGGACGGTTGTTTGGAGGATTTTATCATGTTTTGTAAGGTCGTCGTTTGCAATTCTGTTGATAATAGCGAACCAGCCGAAGGCCTTTTCAAAAGAATCATCCATATTATCTTCCTCATCTTCCAGGTCAATACCATTTTTTGCATAAAACTCTTGCTCCTCCAGATTAAAGATGGTCGGGAAGGTTTTAATGATTGTTTGACGAATTTGGAAAAAAAAAAGTTTCCGCCAAGTACATACTTGACATCTAATTCTTTCCTAAACATTTCAGCTCTTTGTATCATACTATCAACATCATAATCTTCAATAGTAAAATCGTGCTCCTTTTTCTTGGATACAATAGGCCTATACATAATCGCACAGATGATATGTAAGTTCTCAATAACCTCATCTTCTTTCTTGTTCATTAGTGTATCCAAATCTACAAACTCACCAAAGGACATATGCTTCCAAGATGGTATAAAACCATATTCAATACCATTCAATTCAAACTTATCAAAGAATGGGTATTTGTTATTTGGAAATAAATGTAATAGTTGCTCAACCAAATAGTTCATTTGTGAATGATTGCTTTTTAATAACACATCATTCGGTGCTCCAGTAATGGTGCTCAATAACTTTGTTTGATAAAACTTATCTTCTAATAAATCTTTTATCTTATAAATTTTGGTGTAATGCTCTATTGTCAATACATCAGGTAATTCATATTCTTTCTTTTTAATTTGAAATTTAATCTTACTCATATTATCTTGTTACAAAGCCAATGGCGTACTTGGCTGTATTTTTTAAATTCTTTACTTCATAGTACATACGAAGCATTATGCTATCTGCAATGTCAGGTGACACACCTAATATCCTTTTCATCTCATCCTTTCCTATCACACCCACCTTACCATCCTTATCTACATCCTTTAGTTTAATGGCTAATAGTTGCTGCGTTAGTTCATCCACTATTGCAGGGTCCATTACATTTATAGACAATTTTCCTTCTTTAATCAAGTCTGCAAGCTTTGTGTAGCATTGCGATTTAAGATTAGTGAAGTTCTGTTCGTGTAATGGTCGTGCGTTATTTACGAATGATGTACATCTCAATCTATCTACTAGGAAGCCACCGACACCATCACTATCTGCTATGACCTGTGACGGATGTATTTGATGCTTTGCTATTAGGTTATTTACTTCATTGTATAATGTATTACCATCTAGTTTATTATATCTTATTACATCTACTATTGTTAGACCAACCCATATGGATATAACTGTACTGTCACCACCAAATCGTGCAACGTCAATGCATATATATTTCTTGTCATTAGGGTTTGGTGCAAATCTAAATGCTGTCTTTGTGATGGAATCAAAATCAAACAATGCACCTATATCTTCAGAATAGTTCCAGTCGCCCATTAGAAGCCTTTTACGCTGCTCTTGTGGCAAAGTCTGTAGTAAGTCTAGGTAAGATTGTGGTAGGTGAGGATTGTCTGTGGGTAGGCTTGGAACGAACTTCTTTGATGCATCTAATCTGTCTTCTATCCAAGGAATATAAAATACTTTCTTTACCCAGTTGTTTGATGGGTTGCAAGTAAGCAACATCTTGGGTATTAAATTATATTCATCTAACTTAAATCTTATACGTGACTTTAATATGTTATATGTGAGCTGACTAATCTGCACAGCTTCATCCACAAAGATTGCTGTAAGTTCTAGACCACCTAATGAATCCTTATTCACATCTGATGGCTTATCTTCTAAATCCTTTAGGATTATCTCGGAGCCATTATAGAATGTAACCACATTAGATTGTGCGTTGAAGTTATAATGAGTAGGACTTTGTAAGTTCATAAACTTGGGTCCTAATACTTCCATTAGTGTTTTGAATGTTGTTTGTTTTAATGTGGCTAATACGGTTCTACCTATTAGACATCTGATGCCAGCGTGTTGGATACATAATGAAGCAATCCATATGCAACCTAATGTGCTTTTAGAACCGCCTGCTGATCCCCCGAACAATACTTCATTGGTCACATCATCGTATAGATATTCCCACGCAATAGTCTGTCTCTTAGTTAGTTTTACATCTGGCATGGCCAAAAACGAAAATTTAGGGGTTGCATTTTACAAAAAAACTAATCTTTGTTTAACACAATGTTTAAGTTTATGGCTTCGCCGTTTGAAGTGATGTCTATCTTCTTTGTTCCTTCTAATGAATGTATCTTGGCAATATCTGCTAATACTTCACGTTCAACGCGTTTGTTTCTTTCATCACGACATCTCTTTAGTAAATCATATAACTGATTGAGATGGTTCTCTAGTATCTCATCGTGATTTTGTTGGTACCTTTCTTTTAATCTAGTTCTTGCTTCTTTCCATAGATTTTCAGCGTGTCTTTCACTTATATCAAATTCCTTTGCTGCTTTGGATGCAAATTCACGGTATGATAGATGTTCGTATAACATCATTTCAAATACGCGTGACATTCTTTGTTCAAAGTCTAGCTCATCGGTTTTTCTTCCTGCTTTAGCCATTATAAATTGTATTTAAATGTTTGGTTTAGATAGTTCCTAAACTTTCTTGTTTGCGTATTGACACAAGATTCACAGTGAAAATCAAAATCTTCGTTGAATAGGAAATTAAAAACCTTATTGACAAATGCTCTTTTAGATTTGTCTTGTCTATTGTTTATTTCAGAAAATGCTAATAACATATCTGCTTGAGATGGTATATATGGAATATAGTCCTCATCTTCAATTACAGGTGGTAATTTCGTCACTTCTTTCTTTTTCTTACACTCTACACACTTTTTCTTTTTAACAGGCGTATCGGCCTTTAAATTGAGAATCTTATCTTTTAGTTCTTGATTCATATTAGTTAGGTTTAGTTGTTACAGTCATACCAAAACAACATTCATTATCTGTTTTAATTGGTTGAGGTGGTGGTGTAGGTTTTGGTTTCCCACATCCGCATCCTTTAAGATTTAATTGTTCCATTTCTTAGTTCTTTTACTTTAGTTTGTATGTACTGTTCAACA